TCACTCTTGTAGAAAGCATTTCTTTAAGTTCCTCAAGTAAATATTCACTGTCTAGTTCACTCAACTTATCTTTGATGGACCTGTCTTGTGGCCTTTCAAATCTGTCTGCAAAATATCCTTCAATGCTAAATCCAAGAACTTTTTTGCTTTTTACAAATTCTTGCCATATTTTATCATCATCCACTTTCATGGAAATCATCCATGTTCCTTGTGGCATATCAAGGCCATAATTTTTGCTCTTGTCATTTTCACCCTCGACAATCCAGCTTTCAACAACTGTTAGTCCTTTGAGTTTGACATTGTGTTCAAGTGTTGCATTGTTTTGATTACCCTTTTGAAAAAACAATTCACTTGCTTTTCGAACGGTGTCTTTGGAAAAGTAAATGTAAAATCCCTCTGAATCATCCCCTTTTTTTCTAAAGATAGGTTTGTTTGGAATCAGTGCAGGTCCAAGCAAAATTCTTTTTTCCTTGTCAACCTCTGCAAATTCAATCTTTTGATTTTTTAGTGCAACAAAGTTTTCCTCAATCGCTGGTGCTTCAACCAAGCTCACTGCTTCAATGCCAAGTGTTTGGTCATTCTCATCAATTATTAATTCAATTATGTCCATATTTATACAATCTTTTTTATTATTATTTGTTATCCAATTGTCGCACCTTCAATGATATTTCTTTCAAGTCCTTGTGCTGTGGTGACTTCGTTTGACACAACAAATGCTTTGACAGGTTGGTCAGTTTGTTCACTAATAGTTTCAGCAAGTTGATTCACAGGACTTGTTCCCACAACATTGAAACTTGGACTTGTTGCACCTCTTGGGCCACTCACAGATGGTGTGTTGACAGGTGGTCCAATACTTTGAATTTGTTTTATTCTAGCAAAACCACTTGCCAAGGCTGCTGCTGCTGCGATAGCTCCAAGTGCAGGACCAACAACCGCAATACCTGCTAGTGATTTGAATGATGCTTGTGCTGCTCCAAATGTGTCAATTGTTGTTTGTGCAATGGCTGCTGCTTTTCCGACTTTACTTTCCTCACCAAATATTGTTGCAAGATTTCCAAGTGCACCTGATGCCAATGCCATCTTTTGCTCTGTTGATAGTTTCTCAACTTCTTGTTCCTCTTTTGCTTTTCTTTTTTGCAAATCAATAAGTCCAGCATTTAAGTTTGTGTTTGCTTTCAATTCAAAGTCTGCATTTTTTGTGACACTATCTTTTAAAATGTCAGACATGGTTTCTTGTTGTTTTTTAAATGCATCAATTTCAGCCTTTCTTTCCGCTGCAATTCTGTCATTTTCTGTTTTCCTTAAACCAGCAGCAACACCCAAAAGTTCTTTGTTTCTGATAAGCCTTCCTTCTTCTAATCGAATTAGCTCCTCTGTAAGTCTTGCCTCCTCGTCTAAATCCTCTCTTGTTGATTCACTCAATGAGTTCTCTTGTGTTTTAATTTCAAGTCTTATTCTTGCAAGGTCAACCTCTTTGCCTGTGATTTCATCCTCAAGTGCTGCTGCATCCTCTAAAAACTTGATTCTTTGTTCGGTTGTAAATTTATCAACCTCCGCAGCTTTTGTTTTGAGTTTGTTTATCTCAACATTAATCTTTGCTCTTTCAACTAAAAGTTCTCTTTCTTGTTTGTTTGCATCGGCAATTTGGTCTGCTAGTTTACCAGCAAGTGCAATCTCTTTTTGTGTTTCCTCACCAAAGTTTACAATCCTATTTTTGAATTCATCAAACGCTTCACCTGCTGCTTTTAAATCCCTGTCAACAAAAACAGATATTAAAATTTTTCCTAAACTTGAAAATATATCACTAATGTTTCCAGCAATAACTCCAAGTTGTTTCAAGGCTTTTGCAAATTTGTTTTGGCCCTCCTCACTAGATGTGAATGCTGTTGTCAATGATGTCACTGCAATTATTAAAGCTCCGATTCCTGTTGCTATAATTGCACCCCTTAATGTTCCAAAACTTTTTGTCACCCCTTTTAGTGTGCCTGTCAATCCTTTGAACTTTGTTATTGCACCGCCAGATACAGCATCAAGTTGACCACCTAGTTCAGAAACATCGGTTTTTGTTTTTTTTGCTTCTTTGCCTACATCTTGAATCGACTCTTGTACATCTTCAATGCTGTCAATTGCTTTGCCTGTTTTGGCTTCTACTTCAATTACTACCTTTTCCATAATCCTCTTTTATGTTGTTTTAAACCTTCTTTTAATGATTCAGGATATTTAAATAATCCGAGTGCAATGTCAATGTGTTTGCCACTCCATTTTTCTTGTTTTGCTATTTCTAAAAGTTGTATTATATTTTCTATCATGATGTGCTTATTAAATCCCCATCAGAACTTCCAAAGCCAGGACCAGGACCCATGCTGAATGTTCCTGAACTTGTAAGTGTGCCTGATGTTGTTCCTCCTTTTATAAATACAAGTGGATAAATTCCTAAATACAGAACATATTTTGCTGCTGCTCCTGTTTTGTTTGTCATTGCAAATGTTGATGCTGCATCTGCACCTTGTGCATTGATTGCTTTAAATGTGTGCGTAATATCATAATATGTATCCACATCGACAGAACTGACACTTGCTAACCACTTAATAATTTGTTGTGCTGTACTTCCTGACATTGGTGTGTGTGCATTGCCCATAATAAACCCATTTTGATTTTCATAACCAAAATCACTAAAGTTTTTTGCTCTTAAATTAAGTGGGTTTGGCAATAGTGTCAAGAATCCTGTTGCTCCATTTATACCACCAATCATTGCCTCACCATTTCCATTGTTGTATTGATTTGGTGTTGATGCGTTTGTTGTTATAAGTTGTGCTGTGCTTATTGCATCGGCTTTTGTATTTGTTTGCTTTGTGTTTGTCCTTGCATAAAATCTATAATAAAAAGTTGCAGGGTGTGAAAGTCCTTCTTTTTTGTATATGCTTTCAATAGGGATGCTGTTTGTTCCAAGTAACTCAACTATTGCAAGTGTTGGAATAAAAGGAACTGTTGTAATTCCTGATAATGTTTTTAATGTATCTATGTCATCTGTTGAGTTAAGGTTTGTGTTTGATGTTGCATATAAAAAGCCATACTCATCAACCCTGTCTTTATCACCAACTTTTCCTGCTTTTGTAATTTGATGTGCAAAAAATACAGTGTTATTTGTGGCCACAGGAATTTGCAATTCAGCAATTGTTGGTGCTGTCACAGGTAAATCAGTGTCAAGGAAAACACTCACAGGGTCATTGACAACATCTTGTGGAATCGCTGTTTTTATACTTGGTAATGTAAATTGATTTTCACAACCTGCATCTGCTTTTATGTCAAGTGTGTCTGCTGAAATGTTTGTAGTGTCGGCTGTTAGTTCACAGTTATTTTGTACAACTCTCACATTCCTAAATAGTGGTGCTTCAAATATATTTGTCAACTCAAGCTGACTTTGTTCTGTTTCAAAGTTTGTTGTAATTTTGTTGATTCTATATTCGTTATTATTGTAAATAAATCTGTCTGCCAAGTCAAGATTGTAAATAATACTCATTGGCAAGTATGCCTTCAAACTTGTTATTCTTTTCCTTGGGTCAAATGCATCTGTGATGTAATTTTTATAATATGTTTCAAATAAACTCTTGTTGTTTACTTGCCTTGAAAACTCATCAAATTCAGCATTGAAATTTATGCTTTGTTTACCTGCTAGTGCGGTGCTTCCTGTTTCAATACAATTTAGTGGAATAAAAGGTGTGTTCACAGTTACACCTGATGTGTTTGCAAGATTGATTGCACGAATGTTTGCAGATGAATTGACAGCATAAAAAAGCAAAGGTTTTCCAAGATATGCACTTTGATTTTCATCAACTGAAAAACCATATTGTACATTTGAATCAGTAGAGCTTACCACATTATTATTTGAAACAAACAAATGTTCATATTTGAAATGCTCAAAAGGGATGTTGATATTATAAACCTGGCCATCATGGTCTTTGTTTTCTTTGAAGTATAATGCACCCCACTCATGTGCTCCTAGCTGTCTGTGATTGTTTGCCAAAAATGTGTCTGTGCCTTCATATCTAAAATCAACCTCTTTGAAAGGAAGTATTGAATCAGTGACAATTTCTGATTTGTCAATGTATTTTGTGATGTCATGGACTGTTGTGCTACTAGCATAAAAGCTGTCAAGTGTTTTGACTTGGATGATTCCATCATCATCTTGGAATGCAGTTAAATTAAACATCTTAAAAATAGATGTCAGAAAGTCAATCACACGAATTTCAGGCAACAACTCATTTGCTTTGACCTCTGCATCACTTGTTACAGATGCACTTCCTGTAAATTGTATTTCTCTTTTTTTACCAAACAGTCTTGTTGAATTTACACTTGTTATAATATTACAAGTATATGTTGATGATGTTTCACATTCTACAAAAAACGTATATGTGCCATCCTCAATCTCAATACCATCTTTTATTTTTACAGTTGTTGATTGGCCATTTGATGTTGTGCCTGTAAGTCCTTCAAACCTTCTAAACTCCTCACCATCTCTTTTTATTACAAGGTTGTAAACTGCTGAACCTGATGGAACAACCTCGACAACTAAAAGCCTTTGTATTTGGTTGATGTTAAGCCTACTAAAAGTGTCAGTTTGCAATATCTCATCAATCTTTGTTTCAAAGCTAGAGTTTCCAATGCCTGTAAATAATCCAGCATCATCCTCCTCTTGTACAATATTAAATGATGAAAACTGTGCTTGTGCTTGTTGGTCTTGGAATAATGCACCCTCTTTGTTGTGCATCCACATATACAGATTAAAAAAAGGTAGATTTGTTGTGTTAAAAAAATCAGTGCTAAATGTCAAATTATATTGCAGCTCTATGGCCTTAATGATTGCATAAATTCTAATTGCTGGTTTAAGTTCTGATAGTGGCACACCATAACTTGTGCTTGTTCCTGCGGATGTATTTATGTTTTTAATAGTATCTGTGTTTGTGACTGCTGAATTACTATCAAAAATAAGTCTTGCTGTGTGTGTAATAAGTGGCACAATAAGGGCATCAGGAATGTTTCCTGCTGGTCCTATTATATCAAGGCCACTTGTCATAAGTGTTTGCAAGTTTGTAGTGTTGTAATCAAATTTGTAATTCCTTAAATTGTCAAGGCCTGTGAGTTTATCCTCGCCAACTAGGTCTTTTAAATTTACAGTGTTTCCAAAAAATGTCAGCTTGTATGTATATGGTTCATTATTTTTTAGCTGTACACCTTCAAGTTTGATTTTTCCTTTTTTAAAAAGTTTATAATTCAAATAAAGTTCAGCATCAGTTTTTGTCCTAGCATCAAACCCCTCAATGTTAAAATTGTAAAAGTGTTTGAACAGTTTGTTATTACTTTTTGATGCAGGAACATTAAAAGTCTGTGTGAATGGCAAGAACACCTTTTGAATATCTCTGATGTCTTGAATGGATTGTGTCAATACAATGCTTTCATCCTTGAACAACTCAACTTCTTGATTGTCAAAAAAGACTTGTATTTGTACCATTATCGTATGTTGTTTATCCTGTCAAAAGCAAAATCAAATTGTATTGTGTAGTTTATGAGTTTGTCATTTAACGATGTTTTGTATTCTAGTGTTTTCGTTTTTGGTATGACAGCAAGTGTTTGACTTTCAAATCTTATGTAAACGTTTTCACTAAAAAACAACTCCTCGATTGTTTGGTTCATTTCTTCTTTGATGAAACCTGTATTCAGTGTCAAGGATGTTTGTGCATTTACGTTTATCCTTTGCCTTTGGTTGTCATAAGTGTTATATGTTGATGTTGTGTTTGAAATTATATTCTTTTTAAAAAGCTCATCTGTGACATTTGTTGTTTCTCTATTTGCTTTAAAAAAGTATAAGTTTTCAAAAGCACCAAACTTGTTTACAAAAGTAACTTTTAGTGGTGTGTATTTTGGTTCACAAACATTTGTCACTGTCACTGTCTTTTTTAGTGTTGTGTCATCAGTATCAAATATTTGTATTGTTGAACTGTTTGCAGGAATTGTTATGTATTGTATTTTTTGATTTGTATTTCCATTGTCTGTTATTTGTGTTGTGGTTGAATCAATGACAACCTTTCCAACACCCTCTGCAAATATTGGAAAATTACCAGCTGTGTTTTCAGGCAGATAAATGTTGTTGGATGTAAAAAGTGCATTTCTTGAAAGTTCAGGATTTGTTCCTTCTTGGAAATATCCATAGCCATCAAGTGCAACAAAGTTTGTCACAACAGGGTTTGTTTCTGCTGGTTCATCATTATCATTAAATGAATTGACAGCTGTTGTCACATATCTAGCAATTGAACTATAATCATCATTAAAAGATATTGTAAAATAATCTCTAATGAGTTCAGCTATTTCAAGTGTGATATTTGAATCACCTGTAATTACACTTTTTTTGATTGTGTATTGTGGTGTTGTTGGTCGGTCTGTGATTAGGCCATCCCAAATAAATAAATCTAATTCAATTCTTTTAAGTGCCATAATTATACAATAATATTTCCATCACTTTCACAAGATGCTATGCCTAGTTGTAGAACACGACCTGTGTTGTCAATTTGTATCACATAATATGAACTCGCACCATCACCAACATTTCTATTGCTTGAATTTAGTGCAACTCCATAATATAAATTCTTTCCATCGAAAGGTGTTCCATTTCTACATATCTGTGTGTTGTCTAATGTGTTTAAACTTGAGCCTGTGGATGTTACTGCTCTTGTTGTGCTGAATGATGTACCACAATGGCCTTTAAAAGTTGTCACACCTGAACTAATAAAAAAGGTATTTGAACCGCATATATTTGGTGATGCTGGTTGTATCAATCGCACAGATATATTCAAATCTGTTCCAGCATTTTGGAAACCACTAGGAATTGTCACAGGGAAAGTCACATCCCTTATAGTGTCAACAGCAACAGGGTCAAACTGTGAGCCACTTACAGGTGTTTTAATAACACCTTGTGCAGCTTGTCCAGCATTTACTGAACCATTTGCTGCTATGCTTTGTCCTGTAAGTCCAGCAATTTGCTCTGTAAAAACAGGAAGTGCAGTACCAGCTTGTGTCAAATCCGCAGAACATTCGACAGTTGCACCTGCATTTGAATAAGATGATGGAGCTGTCAAGTCAAAAAACAAAGTGACAGTCCTTGATGCACTTCCTGTGTTTGCAGGATATGTCGTTATGTTTGTGCTTGGGTCACCTGAAACTGTCCTTATAGTTCCTACATTAGCAATTGAACTAGGTTTTGTTATTACACCAGCTGCGGTTATTGAGCCACCTTGCAAAACATTCTTTCCGTTTATTGTACAACTAAAGGCCTCTGTCACATTCACTGTAACTGTAAATGATTGCACAGCCTCACAAGTTGCTGGGTAACTGTTATCTCTACCAAGTGCATGAATTTTTGTTGACCCACCAATATTGTTTGGTGATAATGTGAGAACAGAACCACTCAAAGCAGCAGTCACTAAATTAGGATTTGGATTTGAAAAAGCATAAGTTGTTTCACTTGTAAAAAAACCAGCCAAATCAATATCAACACTTGAACCTCCTTTTGTAAGTGTTTGTGTGCTAATTGTTCCAGATGTTGTTGGGCCACCTGTACATGGTGCAACTGTTCCACTTGTGCCAGGTTGTGTTGTCGACACATTACAATCAAAAAACACATCACTAGAGTTTGAAAATCCTGGTGGAATTAAAAGTGTGACTGTGATTGTTCTTGATGTGTCTGCTGTTTCAACTGCAAATTTATTGTTTGCAAAATCGCTGTCACTACTTGTGAAACTGTCTATTGTTCCAACAGCTGGTTCAGGTAATGTGATGACCCCTTGATTGTCAACTGCAAAACCTTGTAAGTCTGCAACACTACAAGTGTATTCAGGTGTAGGAAATGATGGTTCTGTAAGGTTCAGATAAAATGGACTTCTTACATTTATTTTTGTGTATGTACTCATTGTATTATTATGTTTTCAATATCATCTGCGAAAGCTCTTGCAATGTCATCAGGTAATTTTGCAAATGCTTGTTCAAATGGTTTTGTAAAAAATAAACTTGGTTTTAATCCTTTCTCTTTTATACTTCTTGCAATCACAAAACCTAGTGACTGATAATTTCCTTTTTTGAATTTTCCCTGGTCATCTCTTAACAGTCTTTTTTTAAATGCCCAATCGGCTAGTGATTTAGTTGGGGGTTGTTTTGATGTGTAACTAAAAGGTGTTTTGTATTTTACTTTTGTTCCGCTAACACCTCTGTCTTGATACATTCCATAATCCTCCATCTCGAAATACAATCTGCCTTTGTCCTCCTCAAGTATGTATGCAATGCTTTTATAAAGTTGACCAACGGAGCTTGTTGTGCCTTTTCCTTTTTTGGTTCTGTTTTTTGTCAACCTTGTTCTTGCTTGTTGAACAACAAACTTCCCAAACTTTCTTAATGTATTATTTAAATTAGCTAATTCCATCAATCACAAATTGTCATATCATTTTGTACGTTTACATCAAATGTTGCGGTCCATCCTGCAAGTTTGTTTTCAAACCTATCCACAAAAGGTTCACAAGTCACACCAGCCTCAACCTGAAATAAGTCAGTATAAAGGTCACCTTTTTGAAGTTTGTTTATTACTCTTGTTTGCAGAGCAAGTTGTGTGTTTAAAACATCTTGTTCATTGTCATTTCCGACAAACAAATCTGTGACCTCATCTTTGCTTATGTCAACAATGTCCATTGATAAAATACTAATATTGAAAACAATTGTTTGTTTGTTAATAGTTGCATTGTTTACAATTATGTGGCTTAATGGAAATATTGTTTGTTTTTTCAAATCTATATCATCAATGCTCCCAAAGCTCACTGTGTTGCAAAATGGTTCTGCTGCAAGTGCAGTTTTAATTTTGTCTGTAACATTGTAAAAGCCTCTCATCTCTTTTTAATTAATTTAGTTTCAAGTTCAAGTTTGTCTTTTTCAAATGCTAGATATAACAAACATTGATGAACATTTAATTCGGTAACCTTATCAAACTTGGTAACATCGCCTTTAGCAAGTCCATAGATTGACTGATACCAACCCCACTTTGTTCCAAAATTTCCTGTTGGTGATAGGTCAACTTGCTCCTTGTTCCCTTCTGCAAATAGTTCAGGATATTGACTAACAATTCGTTTTTTAAACTCCAAAAAAAAACCATTGCTCCAAATGTAATGTCAAGTGGCATCTCTTTGAAAACCTCTGCATTTTCAATTCCCTTGTAATCTTGGACCTGATATTTGTTTCTCTTTTGGAATTTTATTGGCCTGTAAAGTATCGACATGGCTTTGTGCATATCTTGCCAATCATTCAAACTAGAATCCAGGTCAATATATTCACCAAGGGTCATATCATCAAGTACAGGGATAAAACCATATTCAACACCATGCAAACTGAATTTATTGACAAGTGGATATTCTTTCTCGAATATGTTGTTTAGATGTGCAACCACACCATTCAAACTTTTGACTTTTATTTGCAAAACATCTTGCAAGTTTAGTTTGCAAAATATCTCAACCATCTTTTGTAACAAGAAAGCAGATTCCTTGTTTTCATCAGTGTTAAGTTTTTCAAACTTCTGATATTGGCCCAAGGTTATCTCACTCAAATGTTCAGGAATCCAAATTTCAACTTTCATAATAATACAACCTGATTATTGAAATTTTGTATAAAACAAAAAGGGGATAAAATACCCCCTTTCTAAATATTCAAAAACAAATGAAAAAAACTATCGCCTCAAGATAAGGCGTTTGTATGCATAAATGTATGCATTTTTTATTGCATTTTCAAGCTCCTGTGAATTTTGTTTGTAACTCTTTGAGCCTTGTATTTTGTTTTCACCTTTATAATCTATGTATAAAGTCACATCATGGCCTTTCTTTTTGTAGCCTCTAGCAACAGGTTTTTGGACCACATAGATTTTCTCATACCAACAAGCCAACATCATCTCTGTATATTTCAATTATTGTACTTAAAAGTTTTCGCAAATATATGTGATTATATGCCAAGAAATAAATCCAAGCAATCACAGATGCTCCAAAAACTATTGCAAGTTTAATTGTGTCTAAATAATTTGTTCTCATAAATAAATGTTTGATTAATAAAAAAAGCACCATAAAGGTGCTTGTTAGGTGTTTTAAAATGATTTCACTTCAATCAAAGCTCTTGTTTGTTTTAAAGCAGTGAACAAGTTGTTTGCTAAAATTTCAAGTTCTTGCTTTTTCATTTCTTTTGCTTTTGATGTTCTGAAGTATATTTCTATTTGATTTTGTTCCATGATTGTTTTTGTTTTACTTTGTAAAGATATAAACATTTTATTAAATACCAAACTTTTTTGTGTTTTTTTTTACCAAATGTGATATTCACCTCTGTTTGTTTGTTGTGTGTCTGTAAACACATACCTCATTGCATCTATGCAGTCAGGATGCTCACCACTTGGTTTTTGTATCTGATTGCCTTCTTTATCTCTTGCCCACACATAGCCTTGCAGCTCTCTTTTTAAATTCAAGCTCCTAGATGTGATGTATATTTCATTTTGGTTTATTAGGTTCAATCCATAAACAACTGAATCCCTGCCTTTTGTAACTCCAAAAACACTGTGGCCATATCTTTGCAACTCGCTGATTGATTTCGGTTCTGCTGAATCTGCAATAATGTTTTGTGTAATATTGTTTTGTGTTAAGAAAATACTTATATCTCTATTAAGCATATTTGTTTTATATAAAACCTCATCAAATATAAAAGCATTATTCCACTTATACAATGCAATTAGTGTTGTTGGGTCAATAGAATATCCAAAGTCCATGCCATAACCTAGCAACCTAGTTTCATTTGGTATTGTGTCAATCTCTTTCCAATTGGGAATGACTGCTCCTTCAAGACTGCCTGTCATCCCATCCAGGTAAACTCTAACCCAATTGGACCAATATGTTGATGTCTTTGCTTTTTCCCTTGCTTTCTCAAGTTCTTTGACAATGTTTTCACTCAACTTGTTGTTGTCTTTATAAGTCAATGTGATAAAATCTGTATCATCTTGGCCAATCAATTCTTTGTCAACCCAAAACCTTGTGACAGGGTTGTAATCAAGCCAAATGCTTTCTGTGGTCCTGATTGCTAGTTCTTGATATGCAGAGAATGTTATTGTGTTGGCCTCATTGCAAAACAATGTGGTCCTTCTCGCACCTCTTAATTTTGAACTGTCATCAGTGCTAAAAAATTCAATATAACTGCCATTTGAAAAAGTGTACTTTAAAAGTGTTCTGTTAAATTTGTTTTCATCAAATCTGTTTAGTGATTTCATGATTTGCAAGAAATCTTGAAGGCAACCCCTCCTCAAAGCTGGAACTGTGGCTGTGACAACTGAAATAACTTTGCCACTGTTTTCTATGGCCTCATTAATAAGCAAACAAAGAATGCCAACTGTTTTCCCAGCAGATGAACCGCCACGAATTATTTTGACCCTAGATTTAAGTGCCTGTAATTTTTTGAGTGCTGTTGTGTTTTTTGGTTCAATCAATCTGTAATGAAAAGTGGAACATCCTCATTGACATTTATGTTTTTATTTTCCATAGGTTTGCCAAGGTAATAATTAAAGTATAGTTGCACGAATTTGAAATCACCTTTCTTAACTCCATTTGCCAATGCTTCGAGTGCAGCTGGTTCTAGTGGTGTGAGTTTTTCAATAAGTTCAACCTCATCAACTTTTGATTTTCTACCAGCTCCCAATCTTTTTCCACCTCTTGCCATTTTTGAAAAAATTTGATTAATCAAAGATATAATAAAAAAAAGTCATTTTTGTTAATTAGATTTTTCAAAAATTAATATTTGGCTCACCTCTTTCACACAAACCTGTAATAAACTGCAATGCATCTTTTTTTGTTTTGAATTTTTTGGTAATATGCCAACCTTTATTTTTTGAATTTGAATACATAATAAACCAATTTTTTGATGTTCGATAAACACCTTTTTTTAGTTTTTGTGATGGGTAAATAATTTTGTTGTTTTCTTGTGTTTTCATTTTAGTTAATTTTAGTTATAGATTTTTGGATTTCTGTTTTTATAGAATTTTAAATTTTTGTTTTCCTCTGTGAGTTTGTTGACTTGTTCTGTCAATTCTTTGTTGAGCTGTTTGAGTGTCATATATTTTTGGACCAGGCCCTCTGTAAATTCATTCAAGTTTATTTCTCTTTGGTCAAAGTCAGCAGATTTGTTTTCAAGTAACTTGTAATTGAATTTTAACCTTTTGTCATTTTCCATTAGATTCTCTAGTGTTTTTATTCCATGTAGCACAGTGGCATGATTGTGTTTTGTTGTTTTTGCAATCTGTGCCAAGCTCATTTTTGTAAACTTTTTTGCTAGTTTGAAATATATGAATCTTGCTTCAATGTATTTTCTTTGTCTTGTTTTTCTTGTAATGTCTAGCTGGAAATAGTTATTCACCAGCTCCTCGATGTGTTTTATATTGGTCATCTAATATGTCTTTTAGTTCTTTAATTGTGTGTTTTTCTGCTTGTTTGAGTGCTTTGTGTATTGCTGCACAGGTTAAATAGTCCTCTTGTTGTTCATATTGTTTTAATATTTTTTCTATCTCATTGAGTGTTACCCCTTTGACAATATCAATCAAAGCTAGTAAATATATTTCATGATATGAAAGTTTATTCCTAGAATTTGCACTTTTCACAGTTGAAATGTTTACCGATTTCATTCAAATAGTCCACAATGTTTGGTGGCTTTTTAAAATATTTCCAATGTCCGCTGTAATACCTGGAAGTCACAAAACACAAATGCAAAGGGATGTTTTGGTTTTCATTTTCAAAATTATGTTCCACTTTGATAGCAATACCACCATGACCCCATTTGTCAATGATTCTTTCCAATATAAGCCTTTGGCCTGTTGGAATCTTATTGTATTTGTGTTTGACCTCACCAAGAATTAAAACCTCATCATCAAACTCAAGCACAAAGTCAATGTCACTAGGATGTATTTTTTTGTTTTGCAATCCTGTAAAGTCAAGAACTTGTTTGACAAGATTTCTGTTTTTAATAAGTGATGTTTCTTTTGTAATGTTATAGTATTGAGCAGCAGATATTTGTTTCACTCCATCAAAAAAAACCCACTTCCCATCAATCAACCTCTTTGTCATTCCCATCACAGTGTGCCTCTAAATATATATGAATCAAGTTCCCAATCTCTCTTTTGCCAATACTTGAATGTCTTTACAGCTTTGTAAAATTCTTTTTCACCTTTCTCAATAAACTCATCAGATGTTTCAAATATTGCTGTGTCTGTGCTTACTTTGTTTATTACAATAAATTTAAAGTCATCTTTTTTAAACATCCTTTTGTACAAGTATGCTTGTAAATGATATTTGTACTTGTGTGCATCAAAGTGAAAATGTTCAAGGTCTGTTTTTGTAGTTTTCAAATCAAGTATTAAACTTTTGTCTTTTTTAACAATATCCGCTTTTGCACGAAATGGCAACCCTTCAATCATAGAACAAGCAGGAATTTCAAAGTCTGATTTGTTTAATTCTTGAATAATGGCCTCGTTTGATAATAACGAATCTGCAAGTCTTTCAACTTGTTTCACTTGCTGTTTCAAATAAACCTCACCATATTTTTGAACAGCCTCTTTGTATTTGTTTGTGTTTTTTGTTGTTGCATCCACAACATGAATTGCTTGAAATTTATCAGGTTCAAGGATGGCCCAATGCAATAGTTTTCCGATTTCCAGGTCAGTGGATGGTTTTGTTTCTTTAAAAATTTTGTTTCTGTAAGTTCTTGGCGATTTTAAAAGGTCTGAAAAAGCTGACTTGCTCAAAGCATTTTTTCCAAGATGTCCGTAATAAAATGTGTCATCTCGCATTTTTTCAAGAAGTTCTTTCTCCTGAAACTGCTCACCATTCAATAGTGTCATCATCCATAAACCTTTTTATATTTTTCAACTTGGGCCTCTAGCAGTTGAAGTTTATCCTCTGCCTTTCTCGCTCTGACTATTGCCCTATTTTTGTCACCTCTATACTCCTCCATTGATTGCTCATAGAATCTTTGATTTGTAATAAGTTCATTCACAAATAAACAAACCTGTGCATAAGTGTGTGTCATATCTCTGTATGTCTGATTTGTAGGTTCTTTTTTTTGCAATTGAAGTATCAACTCACCAACTAAATTTGAGTTTGTATAATATTCAAGTTCCTTTAAGTTTTGTATTTTTTTGTTTTGTATCATGCTTTTAATTATAAAGTTCGTAAACGTTTTTTAATTGTGACCACACTTCCTTTGGAAATGAGCAAGGTTGACAATGTACTTTTTTTTCAAATATCCTTTCAAATATTTCTGAATAAATTTTTATTTCATCCCCTGTAAATGTACTTTTTTTTGTTTCAACAGCAGCTTGGACAAGTTTGTATTCATCTTTTGTGAAACATTTTGGCTTTTTGTAGCTAAATTTTTTGTTCCAAAGCTCTTGCCTTTTTTTACATCCACAGTCTTTGCCCAATGCATCAAATGTTTTGTCAACAAGTTTTGAAATGCCTGTTGCATCTGTGAATTTTTTAACACTATCCCCAAAGCCTTCACTAGCTTTGTTGTGATTCTTTTTATAGTTGTCGTAATCTTTTGTCATAATCTGTTATAATCTTTATTTTTGTAGTCCTCCCAATCCTCCTGGAACTCCTCTTTGATTTCTTTTTTTAAAAATTTCAATGTGTTGAAAATACTGACCCAGCTAATATGGCTCTGTGTTGCAATGCCTCTAATGCTTTTGTTTGTATCTCTATACATCTGAAAAAGTTTTCTGTCATACCAATGCCATCCCTCAATATGGTTGTCAATCATTGTGCATATTTTATGAAAGGCCTCTTGCTCATCCAAATTGCTTTTGTCAGGAATCTGCAAATGATAATCAGTATTGTCAATTGATGTTTTCTGCACTTTGTTTTTTGTATTGTGGTATTGATAAGCTAGTGACCTGATGCAAAAATACATATAGCCACGACTGACCACTCCATTTTTTATCACTTTTTTTTCGTTTGCATATTTCCACAATCTCAAATATAATTCTTGGATAATGTCCTCGCTATAATCTTTTAAATTAAAACTCTTTGCAATGCTCACCCATTCATTATGTCTTTCCGCAACCTTTCTCAACCAATCATTCAATCTTTTAATCATATACAGTTAAACAAAAATCAATAAAAGGAAAATACAGCACATAGTCTGTGCAGTTCTTTTGATTGTAATGTCTGAATCCAAACACCAAACCAAAGTAAAAACCGATTGTAAATTCCCATTCTTTTTCCATTTGTTATAATTGCAATGCTTTAATTGATTTATTAAAAAACAAGTCTTGGCCCAAAAACTCATAACCTACATTGTTAATTTTCATTCGCAGCTTTATGGGTTCATCATGACTTGTGGGTCGGCCTCCTGTTTCAATTTCTTTAATTTTTAGCACATACATTTGTGTGAACATCCAATCTTGACTGTGTGTTGTTTGTCTATGTATGCAAATCACATCATCTGCTCTGTTTCCAAAAGCACCACCACCCTCAACATCTGCAAGTTGCAATGCTCTAGGAAGTCCAGCATATTCATGATTTGCACCCCAAGATTTTCTCAAGGCATCTGTGACACCATGACAATTGACCCACACAGCAATATTGTTTTTCTTTGCAAACATTCTGAACTCTGTCAAACAATAATAATTGTATTCATAACCGCCATAAGATTTATACAATGCATAGTCTTTTGACAGTGAATTATAAGGGTCAATTAATATGCCATGAAAATCCCAAACATCTTTTATGGCCTGAACCTCATCAAGCAAAGTTTTGTATGTGTATATTTTTTCAGCATCAATGATTTTGAAATGATTATAACACCAATCCATTGCTTTGGAAATTACTGCATCAGTAGATTCTTGAATTGTTTTTCCAAGTCTAAACTCAACAATTTTCCTTGCAACACTTTGTGCTGTGTTTTCAGATGAAAATATCACAAACCGCAAATCATGTTTTTTTGCCCACAATGTGAATAGATAAATAAGTAATGATGTCTTTCCCACATTTGCATGGCCAATCGCTAGATTTAAAGTTCCATCAAGTTTCAGCCTTAAATGCTCATCAATTTCAGGAATGTCCATTTTTAGTCCTTCCTTTACTCGACCATGTTTTATGTCAAGAATTTTTTGTTGTATTATGTTTTTGTCTGCAATCATAGTATAAAGGTATAAAAAAAAGGGTCAATGACCCCTTTGTTTTTGTTAGCCTCTTAATGGCAGCTGTGACATATTATCAACCTCCTGTGGATGTTTGTTTACTTTCCAGCCAACAATCTTTGAATAATATTTTCCGTTCTGTGATTTGTTGGACCTTAAATTAATATGAACTGTAATTTCTTGTCCTTCTCTCACACCACTCAACTCATGTATTGCTTTATTCCAAAACTCAATTTCATGTGTTTGTGGATAGTTTTCACGAGTTGTGAATATTATTTTTTGCATTTTGCCTGTGTTGATTTCCTCTTGGTTGAGAATTTGAGCCACTTTTCCTTGTAGTTCCATTTATGTAAATTTTTTGATTATCTATAAATTTATATGTTCTTTTTACTTTGCAACTCATCCTCAAGTGTTTTTTTCATGTCGTTAGAAATTTTGTATTGTTTGCGACATTCTGCAACACTGTAACCTTTTGACATAAGTTCAAGAACTTCAAAAAATTCTTTTGAGCCTTCATTGCACCAAACTTTTTTCAAGTCTGATATTGGTGTCAAATCAGGTAATGAATTTGAAACCTTGTTGCTTTCCCCTCCATAAACCCATTCGACAAATGTGTCTGCTAGTTTTAGAATTTGGTCCTCATTCCAATTGTCATCTTTGCTGTGCATATCACAAGCTCTGTTCAAACAAGATTGTTTAATAATGTATAGTTGTTTTTTTTCTTCAAAAGTCATGTTATTTGTTTTTAGTTAGATAAAAGTTTTTGTTAATCAGGATTGTTAATTGATGTTTAAGCAGTTTGTTTTGTTCTTTGAGTTCCTGATTCTCACCCCAAAGTTCTGCTCTTGTTTTTGTTTTCATTTTATAAAGTTATTAAAAAATTATTAAATAAAAAAGGGCAGTGAAAAAAATCACCACCCTCAAAACAAAAACAATTAAAAACTAAAGTTGCAATCAAGTTAGCTTTTCCAACTTTTCATTGAAGTCATCAATCATATTAACCAGGTCTGTGTTGGAAAATTTGACTGCTAGTTTACTTTGCAAATGTAATGATTCTGACAAATCTTTGCCAAGATAAAGTGAAAATTTGTACTGCTCACCATATCTGTAAGTATTGCAGTAACCGCACTGACAAGCTGCATTGTTCTCATCCCACCTTGTTGAATAATGTTTGCGAGAAATAAAATGGCCACAATGTAAGTTTTTGTCACTTATGTGAAGTTTTTTTCCGCAAGTCACACAAGTACAAATCCCATATTTGTCAGCACCTCTTTGCCTTATGTATTTGCTGAATACTGTGTCAAGTTTTCTTACAAGTGTTTTTCTACTTGGTTTTTTTGGCATTACTTATCCAAAGTGTAAATCAGTTGTTTACCTGTTTCCTTGTCAATACTTGCAATCAATTTGTATAAATACATACTGTCAGACTTCACCTTTTTTTTTTCAGCTTTCGTTGAATCAATGCCCAAATTCTGATAGCTTATGGCATCGAGTTCCAAAACATTGTCAACTCTGTCACGAACTGTGAGTTTAAAATCTTTGATAATTGTTTCTGCTAGTTTTCTGATTGTAGTATCCTCCATTTTAGTATTGCATTTTAAAATTATTGAACCACTAACCCACCAAAGTTCGAACATTTTTTTCAAAAAGTCAACTTCTTTTGTTAGTATCTTGTTAACATCTGCCTTGGCCCTTGTAAGCCTTGGTGTAATTTTTTGAACTTTTTAGTTTTGAACTTTTTGTTTTTGCATGAATGCCTTTTCTTTTTACTTTGGTTTTTCTTTTGTAGTTGCTTATTATTTGCCTTGCCATTATCTTGTTTTGTCTTTTAGCTTTTCAAATGTTCTCATTCCTCCTAGTCCTAGCATTCCAAGCAGCACAGTAAATAAGGGTTCAGTTTCTAAAACAGGAAAATCAATATGTGGATATATTGTTTTAATTATAGGAAAGGCAACAAAGTGATAAGCAAAAGCAAGACTGCAAACCCAGCCAAGACTAGGCCTCCAGCCTGAAACAAAAAGACTCCTGTGTTGTGCTTCTAGTTTGTTGATTTCTGATTGCAGCTCAATCAGTCTTTGTGGGTCAAGTTCTTTTCCTTTAATGGCCTCTCTAATATCAAGAGCTAGTCCACCAAGTGGTGACTTGCCTGATTTATTTTTGCCAAGTAAACCTAAAAGTATTTTAAGCATTATATCATTCTGTATGAAGTCCGACCATTAAATTTTTCTGCTCTTAAACATCTTGTTCTGTTTTCATCATTTGAAACCCAAGAAACATGAATCCAATCAGGGTTGTCATCATCGCCAAACTCCCAAATCAATGTGTCAAAGTTCAAGTTCTTTTTTATGTAAAAAAACATTTGAGCATTTGTTTTATGGCCAAATGTATCATCCAGGTCCATTGCTCTGCCTTCACAGTGCTGTGACATAGAACTCCCACCGATAGCCTTGTTTAAATTTTCACACCTGTAAAATGATGTGATTTTTATTGGACCACCAACAAATTCTCGTAAGGGTTCAAAAATATTCTTTGCAACACCAACCATGTTTGTGATATGATAATCACTAGGTGTGTTGTCAATGTCTAGTCTTAAAGCTGTGTTTGATTTTATAGCCTCTTTGAAACTTATGTGTTTGCTTATACTTTTCATTTATTGTTCATGTTATACCACCATGAAATTAATAAAAACTCGACAAGCCTACAAGCAATGTAAAAAGCTATGTGGTCCAATGTTACTATTTTTTAAGTTTTGATATTTCGGTTTTGATGTCACTAACAACATCATTGAATTTATTTTCTAGTGCATCAGGGATTCCATCTTTGTCTTTGTCTGTGAACAGGCCATAAACTGTTAAGGCAACAATCACAACACTAATAAATAAAAGCACTGATAAAATTATAATAAATGTTTGCATATTATGAATTATTTATGTGGCTTCCATCACAAAAGCCATCAGGGTTAAGAGTGCAACCGCACTCGCATTTTGGTCTATTTCTCATTTTTTGGGGGGTTTTTTTTCATGTCATAATCAATACTCTTGGAAATCAAAATCCTGTCAAGTGTATTGTCATAATTAATTAATATCTGTTTTTGCAAATCAATTATCATGCTTTCTAATCTGTCTTTTTCTCTGACTAAAAAATCAATTTGCTGTTCTTTTTTTTCTAGTTGTTCTTTTAAATTTCTTTCTGTGTCAGGTTTTTGGCCTGTAATTGAACTGATGACCATTGCAATACTTGCTGCAATCATACCAATCAGTGTGTTTATGATTTGTGCATTTTCTTGTGGGATGGTATATTTTGACAAATAGTATAATATGACAACAACCAGGAAAAACACAGTGAGGCTTCCTGCGAAGTGTCTAATATCTCGAGCTGTACCATTTGATGGAAGTTTCATTTTATCTTGTTTGCTATTTGTATTATTGTATATGCTATTGTGAGCAGTAGTGCAATCCCTTGCAACAGTGGGTTGATGTCAGTAATGCTCAATGCCAAGGCTGTTCCGTTGAATATATAAATTTTAAAATTGTCCATTATTTAATTGCAAAATAAAGATATTCATAACCATTTTCGTTAAGTGCTGCATCTGCAGTAGATTGATTTGGGAATGAAAATCCTGTATCTGATAATGTAAACGTATTTCTTGAACTTACATCATTATCTGAATTTGTGTTTGCTTTAAGTGCATTACCACTACCTAAATCACTTGTTAATATTACCCAATTTTCTACATTGTTTGTAGATTTCACTAAAATAAATCTAGGTCTAAAACCTGTTGTAATTGTCACACCACTTGTTTGACCTGTGTATGTTCCTACAGAACTATAGCCTGTAATTGACCTGAAACAATACATGATATGTACTTTGCCATTTTCATTAACTCTTGTGCTATTTCCTAAAGTAATTGTATTTGCATTTGAAGTTGATTTTATAAAAGAAGTTGACCCTGCTGTAACAATTGCAGCGTCATCGTTTAATTCTAACCTGTCATTGTCGTTAGTCATAGATGTAAATTCTTTTACATTCCAATCTTTAGTTTCATCAATGTTTTTTGTAAAAATTAAATCTGGCCTTGCTGACTGTCCATGTCCGACAGTTGCACCATCTGTGCCATTACCTGTATATTTTACAATACTAAATCCTGCTAAATCATTCACACTTACTGTACTATTTATTGTGCCTTGTGTGTTTATAGTTGGTAAATTGTCCTCGTGTGAACCTGCACTCCAAAGTAATGCTTGGTATGTTCTACCACTTGCATTTACTTCACCACCACCACCTGTGTCATCAACACTAAATCCTTTGTCTATAAAATTCACAAAACCATTAGCAGTCCCAGGGTCAGCACTATTTGTATCTGATGAAATCCTGCTTGGTTCACCTCTAACTGTGTCGTGCATTTCCCAACTTGTGCTGTGACTTGTAGATTTTATCCAAGCAAAATCAGCATTACAATCTGTAAGTATATCTTGTGCTGCACCTGTGCCTGTATAAGTTACAACATCAAAAGCATCTGTTACTACAGGTGTTGATGCAGTAGATGGGTCTGCAGCAATTGCCCAATATAACATTGTGTCACCATTACCATTAAGATAATTATCTGTACTTACTACTTGAAAACCATTAGTTAAAAAATTAACACCACCTGTTGATGTGGTATCTTGTGCTGAATCATTTGGAAATAAAACAGTAGTTCTTGGGTTTGATGTGCTTCTTTTGTTATCTATTATTGCCCAACTATTACCATTAGTAGTTGCATTTTTTATAAGTAGCCAAGCAACTTCAAATCCTGTTTCTACAATTACACCACTCGTATCATCATTACCTGTGAACGAACCAAACTTATGATAAGCACCTGATTGTACTGTATCATCAAAACAATAGGCAATCATATCTTGTCCTGTTGCACCTGATTCTGCTGCAAACGTATTAGCATCAAAAGCACTTAAAGATAAATTAGTTTTAATACTCGTGTCGTTTAATATTAAATCATCAAAACTTCCATCAATAGCTGTTGTGTGCCAATGCCAAGCTCCACTTGTTGAGAACTTTTTAATTAAGCAAACTTTAGGGGTAGCACTAAGTCCGTGTGGCACTCTTTTCGATGCACTACCTGCATTTTGATAATGCACAATACTAAAACCTGCTTGAGTGTTTATACTCATTTTTTTTGGGTAAATATCAGGTGAACCACTTGGAGTATATGCAGATTGTAAAGAACCATCAATTGATACACTGTTTGCAGTCATTGCACCTGAACTTTGCGAATTAGTTGCAGTAGGTTCTCCTCCACCTTTCCAACACCACCCAACATAATCATCGGTGCTCTTGTTCACATGAATAGCAGAGCCAACTGAAAATCCGTTAGTATTAAACGCAGTAAGTGAATCACTAAATGTGCTTTCTGCATCATTACTATTTGATTTAATTCTTTTTAAAACACCTCTTACAGAATCATATAAAAAATGGTTTCCTGTATAATTTGATGTACCCTCTGTCCTTGATTTTATCCAAACCCAATCAGGTTTAAATCTTAAAGAACCTTGAAAAGTTACATTACTTGCAGTTCCATCATATCTGAATATTACATTACTTCCAACACCATCGTGTGTTTGTTGTTCATCTTGAAATGTGCCATTAAATTTGTAATATGCTTCAAGGTTGTCTGTTGGTATAGATGCAGTCGTGTTACTTGCTATGTGTCCTACTTCTGTTGCTGTCAATACATCACCATAAATTCTGACTTCATCAAGTTTTCCATCCAAATAATATTGTACTGTTGAACCACTTGAATTGTATGCACCAAGCAAGTTTGTACCACTTGCTGTATCTAAATTACCTGTTGCACCTGATGAACTATTTTCTAAACTGCCATCAATATATAATTTTAAACCATCTGAACTTGACTTTGTAACTGATGCATGATGCCATCCATCATTGTCAGTAAAGGTGCTTGTGCTTTTTAAAACATAACCTGTGCTTCCTATTTCAACTCTTGTTTCAATTTTTTTATCACTATCTCTTAAAAGTACATAAAAATAGAAATCATCAAATCCTGTTACAAAAGAAACGAGTCCACTTGATGGTATTTTATTTATATAAAACCAAAACCCAACAGAAAAATTGTTTTGAAAAGTATTACCTAAAGATGGTAATTGCACTTTGCTACTGCTACCATTAAAAATTGCACCCTCATTTAAATAACCTGATGCACCACCTGTATCATTAGCATTGTTTTCATATTGATACAATGCAAGTCCTGACCTATCACCAAATATATCTGTTGTGGATTTTGTTGCTGATTCAAAGGTTTCATTTGATAATTGTGTGACCTCACTATCTGTTAACTCTCTATTGAAGAACCTTTGTTGGTCAAGTTGTCCATCAAAATATTTAGCTGTGTTTTCCCTTGATTTACCTGCCTGACTAACAACTGTTCCTGAAAATGCACCAAAATCTATCCAAGATGTATTTGTTCCATCACCTGCATTAGTGTTTGTTGTTGATAATTTAGTACCATCTAAAAATATTTCAACTTCTGAACTACTTAATTGTGCAACAATGTGATGCCAATTTGTGTCAGGTGTAAAACTCGCTGAAGTAAAGGCACTATGACTTGAGGATGTTTTTCTTCTAAATACTTCAATCGTGCTTGTTGTTGGTCTTGCAGCGACATAAAACCAATTAAATGCATCTGCTGAACTTGAAACTGAATAAATCCAAGCATTGTCAGTTGTGTTGCTTGTAGTGTCTGTCAATTTAAACCAACAGCTTATTGATTTAATTGTGTTAGTATCACCAAAAGGTTCACCACTTGGAAACACGATTTTGCTACTCGTTCCATTGAACGCTGCACCTTGATTTATATATGCACCAACTTTTTGTGTTGCACCATTACCTGTATATAAAACAGTATTAAAATTTTTAGTAGGCTCAAATGTGTCAGTAGCACTTGCTGCTTTGTGAAATAACTTTTTATTTATAGACATATTATAAACTTAAATCGTACTCTACAACTTTTGCTTTTGATGTTAGTTTTTTTATTTCTGCTTCTTTTGTTTCAACTGCTGCTCTTATGGCTGCTCTTGCATCTATTATGTCTTGTGGTATTTCTGCACCTGTATCTGCCTTCCTTACAACATACCAATCTGTTATAGCAAGTTCACTTTTAGCTAATGATTTTAAATTTTGTATGGCAACATCTTTCATTTCTGCAAGTGTGGCTGAATAAGTTTTATTTTTTACAGGATATGTGAAAACACCATTTTTAGAGTCCCATTTTATTTGTCCAAGTTCCTCACTTGCTTTTGTTGCAGGTGTCACAACATCATGAAAACCTTTTTCCTTGAGTTCTGCATCACTTGCATACTGTAAACCTATCATTCCCCCATAGGATTTCAAAGTGCTGAATGTTTTAATTGTACCTTTTTCGTTTATTGCTTTCATAATATTATGGTGTTGTATCTGCTGTATAAGTTAGTATAGAATAATTAAAAATTGCATTTGCTGAATCATCAATACATTCTACCATTAGTGCATTGAAAGTTGAACCATCATAATCATTACCACCTAACTTGTTAAATGTTTCACTTGTTGCTGCATCAGAATCAAGTGTTATGGTGTATGCACCTTTTAATCCATGTATTGTAATAACTTGTCCAACTTTATAGTTTGTAAAATCAAATTCTTTTGCTCCTGTACAATCTGCATTCATTTTAAAAACTGTTGCTGCTGACCAATCAACACTTGTTGCACCTGATGTGTTTGTTATTAATTGACTTGCTGTGAATCTGTTTTCTAGTTTGTCAAATGTTACATTGTCATCAACAATACTTGCAGTGACAACAGCATTACTTGCTAGTTGGTCAGCTCCGACTGCATCATCGGCAATCATGGCCTGTTCAACTGCATCATTTGCAATTGTTACTGCACCAGCACTGACACTAACATCACCTGTTATGGATAAGTTTGTGCCATTTCCCAAAAGTGCATAAAGTTCATCATTATTGTCATTGAGCTTGTCATAGGCTGCTCTTAAATTGTCACCTGTGCCATCATTTGCAACAGTTCCAATATTTACAGTTTGTTTTGCCATATCTTATTTTTTTTATATAAAGTGAACATCCGCAGTTATTGTTGTTGTGTCAGCTGTGAACTCTGTTGAATCAGCACTTATTGTAAATGTGGTCCAACAAGTTGGTGTTGAAAGGTCATTGATTGCATTTGTTGTATATGCAATGTCAACTCCCCAACTGTTATTGGTTACCATGTTACAATAAACCTTTCCCCAATTAACTGTGTTTGCCATAATTATTTATATTATTACAATCTTTTTTTTTGTTTTTTGTTATATAAGCCAAATACTTTTTGAGCTTTGTAACATTTTCTTGCTTTGGTTTATATTTTCTCATAGAACCCAACCCTCGAAATCAGTGCCACCTTTCAGTGGGTGTCTGTCATCATTGTTGTTTGTATAGTATTCAGGAAACATTGATGGTGAATTGAAAACTAAAAAATCAATCAACCTGTCTGTGTAATATTGTGCAGTTTCCCTTTCTTTCTCAACTAAATAGTCAAGCTCCTCTTTTGTAATGCTTTCTGCATTTTCACTTGTTCCTTTGAACACACCTTTGTTTGAAACTGTGTAAGTCAAAAAAGGCAAAGCACGAACCATTGCCCAATGAACTAGACAAGGTTTTATGTGTGTATTGACAAGTGTTTGATAATTTCCTGTTAGTGTTGATGGATTAGCTATCACATCCGCTTGGAGCTTTTCATATAACTTTGTTCCAAGATAGTTTTGTATGTGAATATCTTGGGCCTCTTTCAGATATTGGATAAAGCTGTCTGTGTCGATATTTCCGTTGGCTGATGTGAATTTTACAACATCCGCCCTTGTAACAAAAAGTGCAAAATCTGCCATAATTATCTGGGGTTTTTATATCCTTTATTTGGCATATCAATTGGCCTTGTGCTAACAAGTGGTGATTCTTGGTCCGCACTTGGTGCTGTGATACCCTCTTGACTTCTTTTACTTCTGTAAATTAGTCTGTTCTTGGCATTTGGATTGTTGGGGTCTGTCTTGACACCATCAGATTCAAAGTAGTATGTTTTTCGTAAAAAAATGTGTTTACAATTAGCTCCGCCCTTGAACAAAAACAAATTATATGTTGATTCACCTTTTGCTGCAAGTTCACTATTTGCACCGCTTTGTTTATCCAAATCCTCTTTTCTATATACTTTTTTGGCAGCAACCATTTTTCTGCAAAACTCTCTTGAATTGTTGCTCACAGATAATGGACTGTATTGATAGCGTACAATGTATCTTCGGCCACTGTCTGTCACATCATCCAAGCTGCTTTTTTTTGTTGCATTCCCTGCTCCTGGAACTCTTGCAAGTTCAAGTTGTTGGTCAAGGAAATCCTCCTCCTCTAAATCAACAGGCCTTTCATCAATAATCACATATCCTTGTTCAAAAAGGTCTTGTTCATCCTCGCCTAAATCTTTTATCAAATCAAAGGCCTCTGCATCATTTAAATTGTTTTCAGATAGTTTAACACCTGTTTCCTCCTCTCTTGCCTCATCTGTGACTGCATTGTCTGTTTCAATAAAGCTCAAAGGCTGTAATGTTTTAAAGTAAAGTTTTAAACTAATATCATTAACAGCAAGTATTTGGTCCATACTATCAATAATTAATTCCTGATATGGTTTTATTGTAATGTTGTCAAAAAGCAATGCTGCTGTTTTAATCTCATCTGCATTTGAACCTAGTCCTTGGTTTTCTGTTCTAATACCCAACAAAAGTGGACTTGTGACTTTATGGGCCACAATAAGTTTGTTTGCACATTCTCTTGCCAAATATTCATAGTGTGCTGGTGCATCATTCAGTGGTAAATCATCAACAGTTGTTTTACTTTCTGCATTGTTATTAAATGCAACAATTATCTTTTCACCAAGTGAACCACTTAATTTGTTCATGATGTCTTGCTTGACTTGGAGTTGTTTTTCTCTGTCAGGCACACCATTGTTGAAATTAATTACTTTAGTTCCTGAAAAACCACACTGAATGTCATTGATAAGATAATCTGAAATGTCGCTTTCCATTTCTGCATAGGCAGTCCCTCCAATATAATCTGGCAAACTCGTATAATCAAACCCTGAAACATATTTTCTTATGACTTTGATTTCAGGTTCAACTTTGTTGCCATATCCAAATGCAGCAATTCTTTTCAGCTCCTCACCTTGTTTAACTTTGGCCCAATCTGCTGAATAATAATAGGCTTTGATTTCACCCTCATCATCCATCTTTTCAGGTCGTAGTGTTTGCCTTGGAAAGTGTTCTGCTTTGTGAACTCTGCCATTTTGATAAATTACCTGGAAACTTGCCTCACCTAGAAGTTTTAAATCCAAACAAATCTTTCTCAAACATTCATTGTTGAATATAGATTTCAGTGCTGCATACTCATCAGTCTTTGTTGCACTGTCAAGTGCATCAATTCCTTTTCCATAAATCATATTTGCAACTGATGTAATGATTGCATGATTTGTTGTTGAATTTGTGAACAGGTCAATTAAATAGGTGTAATAATCATTGTCCTCACCAATTTTGACATAATCGAGTTTTTTGTCCTCTTTTATTTGTGGCCTGTTATAAGATGCTAGGTTTACAATGTGTAGGTTGTCCATTATACTGTAATAAATTCATTTGCATCACTGTTGGTCCTGTAAACACCATTGTTCACGCTGTAATTTGTCAAGTCTGTTTGGTTTGTGCAAAATATCTTGTCTTTAAAAATTACAGTTGACCCATCTTTGATTGTGATGTTGTAAAATATATCTTGTTTAGTTGCAAAGATTGCGGAATATCTGTTGAAATATAAGTTGCTTGTTATTCCTGTTGTTGTTGCACTGTGTATTTCTTTGTTTGAAACTTCATTGACAATTGAAACACTGTAACTCCGCCCACTTGTAAAACTTCTTGGAATAAAGTCAATGTTTTGTGATGAACCGCTTTCTTGCAATATAATCATATATATACAACCAAATAAATCAAATTTTGTTATAAAAAAAGGGCAACTGTAAAGTCACCCTTTATGAATAGTAAACAAATCTATTTTAGCTGTTAGTTCCCTCTGTAACTGTTACAGTGTTCGATAAACCTGCAAATGGATTAGCTGCTGTTGCACCTTCCAAGAAGTTTGCTGGTTTAAGCTCTTGTGCAGTTAGTGTTAGTGTATAGCCACTCAAATCACCCATACTAGCACCTGTCACAATCGTTCCGCCTGAAACATCAGCTCCATGCTCTAGGCCCATCATAAAAGCATTACCATTATAATCTGCAATAACCACATGGGGTCTTGCAAATGATAAAAGTTTCAACTCTTTGTGGTCCTGAACAGTCAATTTAGTCAAAGTCAAATTCAAAGTTTGTTCAAAGAAAGTTGTTCCATTTTCTCTTGAGCTTGTGATTGTTTGCTCAAAGCTAGAATTTCCTTTTACTTCATAATTAAAACAAGTAACTGTTCCTAAATCATCTATCACATCTGTGTCAACGCCATCAAAACCAGCAGTGATTGAACCAAAGTCAAAAAAGAATACATCTTTGATTCCACCAACTACATCTTTGCATGGTACTTTCCTTCCAATTGATAATGTACAAGCCATAATTAATTTTTTTAGTTAGGTAGCAATTTCAGCCACCTGTTATTATTAACCTGTTGCTGTAATGCCTCCACTGTTTAAAGCATTTCCAAAGACAAAGTATGAAGTGCCATCACTCCAAATGTCAACGAAATCCCCAACATTGTCTGCTGTATGTACAAAATTTAATTGGTCGGCTGCATCTACATCAACCACTGCACCTGCAACAATGATTGAACCCTCCATCACATCTGCTGTGCCACCTGCGATGACAGTGTTTGCAGTTGTAAGGCCACCACTTGTTACAAATCGAATGTTAAAACCAGCAGTTGGAGCTGGAAGTGTTACAGTGCCACCTGTTCCTGAAACAAGGATAATTTTCCCTGAATCTGCCATTGTAAGTGTGCCACCTACGCTGATTGCCTCTGTAACATCTTTGATTCTTTCAACATCGTTACTGAATGTTATTGTTGTTCCCATATCTTTCTAATTTTTAATATTATGAATATAAAACAATGTCTGAACCAATACCATGCTGGATTCCAGCTGCATATCTTAAAATTACTCGTACATTGTTACTGCCATCAATGTCAGTCATGTCAATCAATTTTGCCTCTGATGTATCTGATAAAAGAGAACATCCAAAGAACAAGTTTGATTTCTGTGCTGCAACTGCTGTGTCACTTGCAAGTCCAGGTGCATGAGCAATCTTAACACCTGAAAAGCTCAAAGGTCCGCCACCATACCATTGTGGCCCTTTGTTATCTGTACCAGCAGCACCAAGGCCACTTGAACCAAATCCACCTAGTGCAGAAATATAGTTTCTATACATATTAGATGGTAAGTAAATCAACAGGTCCTCCTCACCAAACACTGCACTTGGAATTGCTGCAAAAACTTTTTGAATTTCATCAATAACATTTGCTGTGGTCGATGTAGTTCCTGCAACATCAACAACATCGCTGTCAGCAAGTAGTGTTGTTTTAAATCCATCGAATTGACCGCTTGTTGCATTTGTTCCATTCCAAATTGTTGTTTCAATTCTTTGTGAAACTTTGTCTGCAACATGAGCCATTAAAAAGTCAGCAAAACTATCAGGCAATTGGCGACCCATTGCAGATGGGAGCATTTCCATACCTAGATATGAACTGACAAAATCTTTTTTACAAAGTTGTAAATTCACCTGAAACTCCTCAACCTGTAACACCCTCTCACTCAACGTCAAAGTGCTTTGTGGTGAAAAGTCACAGGAAGCATTTTTTACAATGTCATCCGTAGCAATTTTTTGAATTACTTCTTTAAAATTGATATTCGGTTTAATTGTAAGGTTTTCCTCTGCCAAAGTTTTACCTGAAAGTAAAGCAGCAGAAATTATCTGACCTTTGTATTCACCCTCATAAGTTGTGGTGATTGATGTGGTCGTACTTAAATCAATTTTCCTTTTCATATTATTATTTATTAATATTTGCGATTCTCTGTAAAACTCTGTCATAAGTTGTTGCAGGTTGCCTTTGTGGCATCTGAACATTGACCTTGTTTACTTTTTCAGGACTATGTTTTATTCTCTGTGGTGGTTCAGCAACAGCTGACATTTCCTCCTTCTCTTTTCCATGGTCCATAGCCTTGACCATATCTTTAACCTCCTCAACAAGTTTCTTGACCTCCTCTAGTTCAGTTTTAGTTGCATAATGCTCTTTCATTTCTTTTTCTTTGTCATCATGTTCAGCAGCCTCAACCTCCTCGACTTCCTCTGTGAGTTCTTCTTCTTTTTGTTCAGTTTCTTGTTCAGCTTTTCCAATAGTGTCAATGATGCCCTCCTCTTTGACAGATAACATCTCACCATCTTCAAGCTCATAGTTGCCAACAGGAAGGGCAACCTTCTCATCTTCAGTAACAATGAAAACCTCTGAACCCTTTGAAAAGTTTTCAGATTCAATCACTGTTCCGTTTTTTAAAGTAGCTTGAGCAAGTGTGACCTCTGTTTCAAGCTCAACACCCACAAGCTCCTTGACTTTGTTTAACATTTCTAATGCTTTCATAAAATAAGGGTTTATTATTACAATAATATTTGTTAATTTTTGTTGTATATTTAGGATGTGCCTGTGACTGAACCAATGCCTTGGGCTCTCAAAGAACCATCACAACACTTTCTTGAATATGTATTGTCCTCACACAAACAAGCTCTTGTGTCATCCTGTGGACTTGTTGTCCTATAATAATTGTAAATCTTTTTTATAAATCTTTTCATTTTGGACTTTTTGGATGTTTTTTTGGTAATAAGTCAAAGTCACCTGTGTATTTGGGATTTTGTGGTCTGCCATTCTTTAACAAATAAAGATATGCATTGACCCTTGCTTGTGCCCAGGCTGTTGGTGATTTTATTCTTGGTGAGTGTGAAGTGTTAAAAGCTCCAAGGCCTCTTTGAAATACTGCTTTCAATTGACCAATAGTTGCACCATATCCAAGTTTGTCTTTGTATCTCTCATTAAAATCATCACTTTTTTTTTGTAATGCTGCCAAATCTTTTGCAGAAACTTTTGCACCCCTAGTTGTTGATGCATCACCTTTTGCAGTTCCTTGGCCTTTTGGTCTTGGGTTTGGTGTGCCTGACTTTGGTGCTTTTGGACTTTTTCGAATTCCACCTCTTGGACCTACTTCGGCCATTTTAACACATTTGTGTTTTTTGTAATCTTTCCTAAAACCTTTTGGACATTTGTATCGCATATTGACACTATGCTGTTCACAAGGCATATACCACTTTTTACCATCTAGCTCATGGATGTGGAAACCCTGGCATCCCAAGTCTTTTGAAATGTCAACTGCTTTTTGCAAACTACTGTAAGCAAGTCTGTCATCAATTATTGCATAATTTTCATCAATGACTTTTGTAGTATGTTCCTCAAGACTTTCATAACCAAGTGTCTTTAGTTTTGCATTCACATATCTTTTCATTGATTTACCACCCCAAGCCAAAAAGGCAATTGTTCCACAAGCCTTCATGTTACTTTCATCATAGTAAGTTTCAGCTCTTTCAAGGTATGACCGCACACGAACAAGAACTTGTTCTGAAAGTTTTTTCTTTTGACTGATTTGTCTTGCTCTTATTTTGCCCACTTGTGTCATACATTTATTGTCAATCGACTTGTTTAAGTCAATAGCTTTTTGTGCATTGTTGACAGCGGAATCAGGATAATCATTATAGGATTCCAAAGTCACTCTTGTGGAAAGCATTTCTTTGAGTTCCTCAAGTAAGTATTCACTGTCTAGTTCACTCAACTTATCTTTGATGGACCTGTCTTGTGGCCTTTCAAATCTGTCTGCAAAATAACCCTCAATGCTAAATCCAAGAACTTTTTTGCTTTTTACAAATTCTTGCCATATTTTATCATCATCCACTTTCATGGAAATCATCCATGTTCCTTGTGGCATATCAAGGCCATAATTTTTGCTCTTGTCATTTTCACCCTCGACAATCCAGCTTTCAACAACTGTTAGTCCTTTGAGTTTGACATTGTGTTCAAGTGTTGCATTGTTTTGATTACCCTTTTGAAAAAACAATTCACTTGCTTTTCGAACAGT